ATCCTCCTGCACCACACCGTCAGCGTCGTGTTTGGTGCCATCGGTCTCGGTGAATTCGCCTTCGGTAACTTCTTCCTTGGCAGGATCTTTCGTGGTCTCAGTGGCCTTTGCGGCATCTACTCGCTTCGGCGGACCATCGTCGCGCTTGGATGCGGTCGTAACTACTTCAATGCCCGCAGGGATCTTACGTCCCTCCATTTCCTCAGCGGCGTATTCGTTGCCGATCTCCTCGGGGAAGGCGCGGCGCAGCGCGGCGGCCTCGGCGCACTTCTCGATCTGGCCAACGGTACGTTCCTGCCACATATTGTTTGGAAGGTCAGTCTTGCCGATCGTAGCGTAGCTCTCGATCCAAAGAACCTTGGGGCCGACGAACGCGCAGCGAATATTGCCGACGATGCGGTGGACCGTCATCCGGCACCATTCTGGAAATTCTACCTCGATCTCGACTTCCCGTAGTTGTCTATTAACGTAAGTCTCGCCGATGAATTTTCGGGTGAGTGTCGGGCCAAATATAGCCTCTTCGATGCCGGCATAATTTTTTGTTCGTGACGCTGTGGTGCGTAGCTCAGATATCGACGGCCAAATCGTCTCGACATACGCGCCCTTCTTGCTGTCCCACATAGGAACGATATGGACCGGGCGCTTGAACGGATCGAGTTTGCGCTGCTTGCAATAGGCCAGCGCCATCACGACGGCTTCTTCGGTCTTGGCCGATGGATAGATCGCTTCGACCAAAACTTTCCATTGGCCCTTGTCGACGCCATAGCGCTCCTCAAGAGCTGGCGCATAGGCTAGACGCGGCGGATGAAATACAGCGACAGCGCCTTGGTTCGTCGGCTGATCGGCGATCTTCTCTTGCTCCGCGGGCTTCTCTTTCACGGTTGTCTTGGCCATTAGATCATTTTCCTTTACGGGATAGATACTTGGCGGTATAGGCGCTTGCGCGTTGGTTAAACGCCTCGTCGCCTAATCGCTCTCTGCATTTATTTTCTGCTCTAATACCAGTTAGGCGAGCGCACTCTCGGCACCTTCTACTGCCGTCCTTATTGTAGAGATAACCAAAAATCTCTCGGCTATGGCCGTATCGGCAGGCCACTACCGAATGAACTTTAGGATGACGTTCTCGTCGGTGCGCATCGGCGTTATTGCTGGCGTGTGTTCCGATGTAAAGGTGATCGTCGTTGACGCACGGCGGCATATCGCACGTGTGACAGATCAATTTACCTTCAGGGATAGGACCATGATTAAGCGTCCAGCTAACGCGATGCGCCAACAACAGCTTGCCGTCGAGCGAGAAAAGACCATAGCCGTCATCATTAATCGCTCCCAGCCAAAGGCTGCATCCGGTATTAGGTTCTGGAATGAACCGTTTTTCGAACTTAACCAGCGTTTTGGGGCTAGTTATTATGATAGGCAATGTTCGCATAATTACACCGCGCGTCCATCTTCCAAGATCACACATCCCGGTATCGGCATCTTTGCCTTGGCCAGTTTGTTGGCCAGCTCTTGCACCAATGCCTTGATCTCGGGATGCTCTGCGAAGTGCGCCAGCGTCTTGGCGTAGTCGTCGATTTGCGCGGTGCGCACGGCGCGCGCGCTGATGGTTTTGCCGGTGCCGGCCTTGGTAGGAACGAACGTCTGCGGTGCGTCCCGATAGAAATCTTCAGGGATCTGCGCTTCGACCTTTTCAGGCGGTGGCGGGATCGGCCTGTTCTTCGCGATCGCGGCTTCGGCAGCGGCAGCGTGCGCCTTGTCAATCTCGGCTTGCTTTGCGGCGGCCTCGTCGCGCGCCTTCTGCAAGACGCGCTCGCGCTCCGCGTTTGCCTCAGCTATTTCCTTTTTCTTCCGCGCGTCCTCGGCATTGAGCCACGGCTGCACAACCATCGCTTTAAGCTTGAGGTAAATATCAGCGGCGTCGCGGATCGGATTCCACTTCGCGTCGACGGCATTGCCGGCGTCCTGATGCGGCTTCTTCTCGGCCTTGCGAAGCTTCTCGGCGTGCGCGTGCAGCTCGCCCAGCTTCACGGCAACGTCGCCGGCCGCGTCGGCTTCAGCCTTGGTCTTGGCAGCGCCTTTCTTCATCAGGCGATTGGCTTCTGCCACTAGGGAGTCGATGCGACTCCGCACGCCTTCCGGAGAATCATCGTCGGGGGCCTCGTTCGACTTCGCCTCTTGCTCGGCCAGAACATCGTTGTGCTCTGGCCATTTTCCGGTCGCGAGGTACGCATCATATGTTTCCTCGCTGATGGGGTATTTCGATGCATAGGGCCACATCGTATGCAATGTGGTCTCGTTCACCGATTTACCATTGACGTGGCAGCGCTGCTCACCGGTCGCGGTGTCTTTCCAGTAAGCCACTGCCTCAAATTCGTATCGCTTGGGCGATTCATCCTTGCGGCTGATCAGTCGGCGATTGCGGTACCAGCCAGTCATCGGATCGCCGTCGTGGATCGGACCGCGAATCCCCTTCATCGCGTCATCGTGCCATTTGTACGGATCAGTCGTCATCGGGCACCTCAACCTGTATCGCTGGGATTTTGGATTTGCCGGTGCCCATGTAGCCGAACTTGCCGTGCCATGTGACGTCGGGATCGGCGTCCATCAGCCTAGAAAGCTTGGCATTATGCGGGCGGCCGATGTACCCGATATCCATCGACGTGCTGTTGGGACCTTGGTCGGCGAGGACCTTGATGGCCATCTTGTCCAACTCGTTGTTGCGCTCCCGGTAAAGGGTGGCGGCATGGCCGGGCTTCATCTCGGCGACGAAATCGACGGCGATCTGGCCTCTAAAATTCGTGCCTGTCAGTTTGTAAGCGATCATGGGCATCTCTGCGGACTCCTGTTGCGTGAGAACGGTTGTCTGGCAGCTTGGGGGAATCACGGACCTTTTGACCGGAACAAGCTAGGTAAAAACCAGAGCGGCCGTCAAGGGGTTTTTACCTGTTATTTATCCACCGGGGGATTCCCTTCCGGACTCCAAGGGGGTAGAACGATATCCCTATGACACAGCCCGCAGTAATCCAGCCCATTTCGGCCCCTCTTGTGGCAAACCTCGTGACGCTCGCCAAGGCATATGCCGAGGCGGCTGGGTTGAAGATCACGACCGTGGGGTCTAACTCGACCGGGACGATGACGTTTTTCCCGGATCTCGAAAGCGGCAAGACATCTTGCACGCTGCGCAAATACGACCTTCTGACCGCGTGGTTTACTGAGAAGTGGCCAGATGGAAAGCCGATGCCGATCGTCAAAGACGTCGCCCACTATCAGCAACCTGAAGGAAAGACCAATCATGACCAAACCGAAGTCCGCCGCCGAGAAGGCCGCAGCAAAGAGCGCAAGAAAGTCGTCGCCAAAAAAGTCGTCGCCAAAAGTAAAAGCAGCGTCAGAGCCAAAACGCGCCGCCGCGCCTAAGCTTTCGTTCGACAGGGATCGGGCGCCGCAGGACGCGCAGGTTATCGCGCTCGTTCGTCGTCTCAAGGTCTCTCAGAAGGAAGCGTCAGAAGCCGCCGGCAAGATGGGCGAGATGATCGCCAAGGCGTGCGAGACGCAGCACTTCGATCGCAAGGCTTTGTCGATCGTCCGCGGACTCGACTCCATGTCACCGAGAAAGCTATCCACGACGCTGCCGCATCTTCTAATGTATATCGATGCGCTCGAACTCGGCAAACGCGCAGCAGAGCAGGGCCAGCTCATTCCCGATCCGGTCGTTGCCAAGGCCCAAGCAAAGGCCAACAGCAAAAAGAAGAAGCCCGGCGAGGATGATGACGGCGAAGCCGACGCTGGCAGCGGCAGTATGGACGAGGACAATCCGGCGGCCGGCTCGCTGCAGACGATGGAGTCCGATCAGGATGAAGATCGTCAGCCGCTCCACTGATGCGTGTCGTCGGCGTCGATCCCGGAAAGAATGGCGCGGCCTGTCTCTTGTTTGAGGCAGGCCGTTCCAATTGGCCAGAGTGTTTGTGTGTTGATATTCCCAACACGGAGGAAGGCGAGATCGACGGGCGCGCGTACCGCGACCTGATCCGCAAATGGGAACCGGATTTCCTGTATTTCGAAAACGTCCACGCATTCATTGGGCAAGGCGTTGTCGCCGCCGGCGTGTTCATGCGCAATGTCGGCATCCTCGAAGGTATCTCGGTTTGCGAGGTTGACAACTGCGTTCGCGTTACGCCGAAAAAATGGAAAACCCGCTTCAATCTGCTTCACACGATGAAGGCTGACTCGCGAGCGCTGGCGATGACGCTGTTTCCGAAGTCGGCTGATCAGTTCAAGCGAGTGAAAGATCACAACCGCGCTGATGCCGCGCTGATCGCGGCCTATGGCGCCGATCGCACCGATATGATTGAGCTGCCGAAGTATTGGGACTAACTACCAGAGACGGTTCATTAAGGAAGTAAACATGGGTAAGCGATCGCCTAATTTCGAGCGCGTAGCTAATGACGCCTATGACACGCCAGCGCGCGCGGTGTGGCCGCTGCTCGCGCATCTGGATAAGGACGACTACTTCGCGGAGCCGTGCGCGGGGCAAGGCAACCTGATCCGTCACCTGCATAACGATCACATCTTCTGTGCCTATGCGAGCGACATCGCCCCACGACGCGCATCAACAAGACTTGAGCGCATCTGCCGCATTGAGAAGCGGGACGCGCTCAAGATCACCAAGGCCACGATTAACCATTGCGACGTCATCATCACGAATCCGCCATGGACGCGCTTGATCCTGCACGCGATCATCGAACACTTTATTTCGATCAAGCCAGCTTGGTATCTATTCGACGCGGACTGGATGCACAACGGCGAAAGCGCGTGGCTATTGCGGCGGTGTTCGAAGATTGTTGCGATAGGCCGCGTGAAGTGGATACCGGGGTCGCTGGCGGCGGGCAAAGATAATTCGTGCTGGTATTATTTCCCCGGGGGGAACTGGATCGGGCAGCCGACATTCTATGGGAGAAAAGGGTAGCCACAAGTTACGCCGTGGCCGATTGCGATCCAGAATGTTGGTTGGTTGCCCTTGGTGCAGTGGCCGAAGCCTTGCGATGTATGTGTCGGAACCGCTCCGCGAAACCAGATGCCTTGGATGAACGGCTGTAAATACCAGCTCTGTCAAGTCAGCCGGTGGATAACGGTGGAAAAATAATCCGGACTCGACACGGCCAGCGAATCAATCCTACAAAAGCAAACGGCCCGCCGGGGATAAACCGGCAGGCCGCAAACTAAAATCCGATAGAAGCTTGGCGGCTGATCGGACCGAGACGATATGTAGTGCCTTTGTGCCCGTTCGTCAACGTTCGCCACCATCCCCTTGTGTCAATCGGTCGCGTGCCGCCCAAGCGCCCACGATCCGGTCGCGCGCGTCTACCAAGGCTTAGGATGGAATTGCGGCCATAGGTCATATGGGGGAGGGCTAAGAACGAGCCCCCGGTCGCCACGTCGAGCGTGAAATATGTTCACCGTTGTTCTCTCTGCCGACGAGGGGGAATCGGGTCCGCAAGTAGCCTTTCAAGGCTCCCGGTCTAGCCAAAGGCGGACAGCTCTTTTGTCGGCCTTTGGTGGACTCTGTCTCGGTTCGGCCTATCGGCCAAACGATATAGATTTTCAATTATTTGTTGAATCTAAGATTGTTAAGAAACAGAATCAGAGAAGAAAGCAAGATTCCCTGTTGATAAGCGGAGGAGAAAACGAAATGGCCACAGAAGTACAGATTTTGAAAATGGCGAGTATGATGCTGCTCTGCGGCGTCCCTCAACCGATCATAGATCAGGCCACGGCAGGCGCCGTGCGATCGAGGCCCAAAAAGACCAAAGGAACCAAATTAGTGCTTGCAGGTTCGTTCGAGGAATTTTGGCTGGTTTTTCCAAGGCGTGACGGGGCCTCGCCTAAACACGTTGCGGAGCTGAAATTCATCGCAGCGATCAAGAGTGGGGAAAAACCAGAGATCATTATTGCGGCTGCCGTTAGACTCGGCTCAGAGTGGAAACATCGGCTTGAACGAAAGCTGGGAGACTCCAAATTCATTCCGATGGCGGCGACATGGCTGCATCAGAAGCGGTGGCTTGACGGTCCATCGGGGCGGCCACCGGACGGCGGCGAGACAATGTTCGACCTAGCCGATCATTTTGAACAGCGCGTGCGGGACCAAGGCAATGAGCAACGATCTGACGACGACGGCGGCCACTACCGGCGTTAGCGAGGAGCTGACGAAATCTCGCGCTGCGCTGCAATTGCTCCACACGTATGAAAACGACGTGCTTGAACAAGGGCGCATCCTTACACTGTCGCGCGAGATCCCGAAGACTGACAAGCAAGCCTTGTACGATCGGGCTACGGCTATCGGCAGGTCATTATCGCCATCTGTCCACGCGGGCATGGCTGCGCGAGAACGCACAGCAGCGGCAGTGACGGCGATGCTTAGAGATGGTTGGCCGTTACATAAAATGGAGAGCCCGCACAAAGTAACAGCGGCCTACGTGAATGCGCTCGGCGATCATCCGGTTTGGGCGATCGAGAGTGTCTGCAAGGCGCTGGCGCGCGGATTAGTCGAGGGCGTCAATCCGACGTTTCCACCGTCAGCGGCAGTCGTCGCGCAGCAATGCGAAAACAAAACTGTGGATATGCGCGAGGAAAAGTCGCGGTTCGTGCGCCTTCTATCGATCAAGGATATTCGCGCGCCGCAACTCTCAGAGGAGGAACTGGCTGGAATTCGCGCGCGGCATGAAGAATGGAAGGTAAAAAACCAGAAGCCAGATCCTATCACGGAGGAGGAGCAACGGCGGCGGGAGGAGGCATCCAGTCAAGCAATTGCCGCAAGTCAGGCAAATATCATCGGGGCCTACAAGGCGATGGGGCGCCGGCCGCATTATGCGTCTGACGGCACATTGATCAGCCCGTCGCTGCTGAAAAGCATCGGGGTCAATCCAAAAACTGTTTTGCCGCCGATGGCGGATATGGACAAGCCATGAAGTGCAAGCATCCGGAAACCCAGATCACGGCGGTGCCGACATATTTCGCGGACGATGACGTCACGGTGTTGTTGATCGCAGTCAGGTGTCTGGCGTGCAGGGTACGCTTTCGCTTCCTTGGCATCGATAGCAAACTGTCTGCCAGCACGCCCGGCGTCCAGAGGGGCGGTATGGTTGCCGCATTGCCCATGATCGAGATTGCCGGCCGTGAGCTGGTTAACTGATCCGCCGAGCCGGTGTCGTTCCGGTTGCGACGGGTAGAGGCGCCGACAAACGACCTGTATGGCGTCGGCGCCTCACTGGTTTTTACCATAGACAATCTGCCGGCGATCTGCATAGGGTCGGGAATCACAAACAGGAGGCGAGCCGGTGGGAGCTAAAATCCATTTCAACGATAGCGGTCGCACGGCGACGCAGAAGCCAAACCCAAAATACCCTGACGGGATCGACGCGACTTGTGCGAAACCCGGTGAGGAATCATGTTGCTGGAACCTACCCTATCCGGCACCTCGCTGCGGAACCTATTCGGTGGTATGCGAGACATGCCACTTCACAGCGCTCGTTACCGTCGCCGGTCGCCCCGACGATCCGCGGACACTGACGATGCCATGCAAGAGGATTAGACAACCATGAACACACGGCAATTTGCATCAATGAGGGCGCCGGAACATACGCTCTCGGAAAAGATTCTCCCGTTCTTGGTAGAGTGCGATCGAGCGCTGGCCGAAGCGTTGCGACTACGCGAGGAGAATGCGGCGCTGACGTTGGAGCTGCGGCATTCTCGCACCATCCAAGATGAGGCGGCGGATCGGATCGATATCCTGACAAACGATCTAGCGCGCTCGAACCGGGAATGCTCGCTGCTGCGCGCGCGGATGAAAATGTTCGGCGAGGCAGCGACGACTATTGTCGCGGAAGCGGAAAAAGAATCACGCGCTCCATTTGAACCGAGGCAGCGACCGTTCGTTCCAAAATATACGAATCATACTCGCGCGGTCAATGTGGTCGCGGCGATGTCGCAGGATGAAGAAACCGAGGCATCGCGCGACACGTCGTCAGCTCATGATGTGCTTGCCAGCCTGCATCGGTTTAGCCAATGACGTCGCTAACCGTGGATGGTGGCGTTCTGACGATCGAGACGGCGAAGCCGCACGGGTATAAGTTTGGCGAGACGGTTACGTTCTCAGTGCAGGGCAAACAGGATCGTTGGTTGGTGACCAAGGTTCATAGTCCGACAAAATTCAGCGCGATCCAAGACAAGCGCCCTCGCAATCAACGTCGCATCGACAAGGCGAACATAAGGAAGATGGGACTATGACAAAACATATCATCGTGCCCGGCGGCTGGCAGGGAATCACCAAGGTAGGCCAGCGCGTGATCAACGTCATTCCACTCATCGCCAATTGCAGAGTGGTCAGATATCTGCCGCAGGTTGGCTTGGTCTATACCGTGGCTGGCTTTGCGGATTGTCCCGGTGTCGACTGTCCGGAGGAGGAGCGACCGGGGATCTACCTGAATGAAGTCAAATCGGCCTATTGCGGATGCGGGGAAGTGAGCCTGCCATTTCCGATGATCGCATTCCGTCCGGTTGATACGGTCGAGAAGAAAAGCGAAGTCATCACCAAGATGCTCGCGGACATTCTGCGCAAGACCAAGATCGATACGCGCGTTCCGGAGGACGTGTGACTACGGCAGGTGATCATGAATTTATAGAGGTGGGAAACAGACGTTGGTGTGTTTGCTGCGACCTATTCCAGAGTCGGCGCCCAGGATCTCCTTGGTGGAAACCAGCCAGTCAATGCCGAAGGGATACGCCGTATGCGCGAGAGAAAGACGCTACACCAGCGTCAGAATAATATAACCACCGCCCAACATGACGATCGAGCGAATCGCGATATCAAAGATCACTTCGTCCATCGCTGGATACTCCGACTGAAAAACGCAGCACGGTACCGTTGTTTGTGTGGCTGCAATAATTTTCCATCGCTAGTCTTGATTTTTATTTTTCTCGTCTCGATCATCCAGATGTAAATGCACAGTTCGTTCGGTGGTGAACCGCATCGCGGGCAGCCCACAACATAAACAGCAGCGGTTGTCTTGGTGGACGGCGCCATTAGCGGCTGTCAGCTAGGATCATCAAGAGAAACCTTTTCGATGCATTGAGTTGGAGGATTGAGCGAAGGGCGTCGATCGATGCGACGCTGCGGCAGTCCTACTGCAGGTTCCGGAGCAAACCACATAGGCATTATCGGCACGCATCCGTCAGCTCTCTGGGCGCGCAACACCTTGGCGATGATCAGATCGCCGACATTGTCGCGGTAGTAGACATAACTGCCGCGCGGATATTTATTGGAGCGTTTCTTTTCCATCGAAATCGCTTCTATGGTAAAAACCTGTTAGCCACAAGCTTGTATCCTATTGTGCTTCACGACGTTGTGAGGCAATGATGGAACCTATGAGCACTTCCTACCGTAGTATTAGCGCGAAGCTCGATGCCATTCTCAGCGGCATCCAAACCCTAACGAGGAACGTCATGACCGACTTCACTGCCCTGAATGCCGCGATCGCAGATCTCGCAGCCAAACAACAGGTAATCGCCACCAATATCACGAACAATGACGCCGCGATCCAAACGGCGATTACCGCACTGAAAACGGCGATCGGCGCCGGGGATCAGGCGCAGGTTGACGCGATCACTAGCCAAATCTCGCAGCTCTCGGCGAGCAGCGTCACGGAGGCGGGCTCGATCGCAACAGAGACGGCCAATCTGCAAGCGGCTGTGCCGACAGTAGCCGGCGCGGCGCCGCAGGCCGCTAGCCCAGCCGCTACGGGTTAACCAGATCACGTCGGATCTTTTACAGCCTCGCTGAGTTGATCGGTGAGGCAACACTCCTCATGAGGACATACGACCATGGCCCCTCCATTCAAACCAATCACCAAGCAAGAAACTCGTCCGCCGGCTGATCCCCGGTACAGCACCACGCAAGGCGATCCCCGTTTCAACACCCCTTTGCAGGTCCGCTCGCTCAATCCCGGCGAAACGGTCGACAACGCCGATCAGGACGATCAGCGCAAGATCGACGAAATGGCAGCTAGGATTCGTTTGCTGGCGCAGCCGACGCCCAAAGCAGAAAAAGACGAGCACGGCCACAAGCACGGCCACAAGCATCCGAAGCATGGCACGCGCGCCGCGGCTGATGCGCATCTTGCATCCATGCCAGATGCGCCCGGTGGGCAGAAGGGCGCCAAGCTTATCGATCGCCCCATGACGACAGGAGCCAGCGGCTAAAATCTGTTGCGGTGCGGTATGGTTTCCAGCCAATGGCCAGATCTGGCCTTGGCAGGTTCCAGCCAAAAGCTAGGGCAGGCAGGGCTTGCCAGCGCTGGAAAGGGCTAAAAGTGGCCCATGGCAGCGGCCAAAATTGGCAGGCTGTAGGGTGCCTTTCTGGCCCAGCAAATAGGGCTGGTTTTTGCCCTATTAGGGCGTTTTGGGCAGGTTTTAGAGGTAGGCAGGGGGAAAGGGCGTGGTGCGGCAAGCGGCCCATGGGCAGGCTTGCGGCTGGCGGCAAATGGCCTAAATAGGCGATGCCTTGCATTCGGTCCCATGGGTACGCCTTGCCCATGGTCGCAGCGGTGCAGGTTTAGAGGCGGCGGGGCGTCAACCCCGCCGCTTCGTCGTTTTCAGCGCTTGGCCTTCGCCTTGCGCGGCTTGCCACGATGCTTTGAAGCCTCAATGGTCGCGGCTTTCAGGTTGTCGATCGTCGCGGCCTTGGGAGCCCGCGCATTCTTTCCTGCATAGTTGGATTGAGCGAGCGCGCGCTGCGCCAGCTCTTTCGGTCCGATGGTTCTCTCAGCCATCGCCATACTCCTTTCTGATCTTGTCGAGATAAGAGGTATAGGAGATCGTCGGCGGAAGAAGCGGAAGATCTGGCTTGATAGCGGCGGCACGTTTCTTTCGCTCGCGCCGCCGCTGGTTTCTCTTCGCCCGTGCTTCCGGGGTCCGCTTTTTCTTTCCGATGCGGGGCGCGCTCATGGCAGACTCGACGTCATGAGAACGGGCGGCAGCTCGATCGGCGAGCTATCGTGTAGTGATCGCATCCCTTCCTCTGTCGCGTCTAAGGCGCCGCTTTTCGACGGCTCAACGAAGATCGACCAGCCGCCGCTCAACCACGTTTGAACGAGGCAGACGCCCATCGGACTGCCATCCTTTCCCCAAAGCGCGAAGCAAAATATTTCGTCGACCTCGGTGTCCATTGGGCCGTCGATCGTCCAATAGTTTTTGCCGCTGAAACGCTCCATGAATTTGAAAAGGTCGGCGCGTGATGCTGACGTTTTATTTAATTGCTCTGGCGAGCGTCGTTTGGTTCGCATGGTCTTTCTCTCCTATTGTAGAACGGTTGAAGGGCTCTATTCGTAGTGTGGCGTTTCTTCTGGGAAGCGATCAGGCGCCATGCCTTCGAACACCATCGCTTCATAGCGACCTGTCGACAAGACGCTGCTGATCGGCCGGCGGCGCGCGTTGGCGGTGATATCCAACACCTGCTGCACGGCAGCGGCGCATTGATTGGCCAGCTCCTCGGCCGTGGCACTGGCGAACGTGACGTTCCAAGAATGTTCTGGAAAGGGCGTTCCCTCCATTCCATCGATCATTGAGGTGACCTTGACTCCAGCGTCATAGTACCAGCCGCCCTCCTCGGCGCCGCCATACTCGCGATCGACGAGATAGATGGCAACGCTCCATAGCGGTCGCGGCACAAGGCCGTTGTCGATCAAGCGGTGATCAGTTTCGATTTCCTGCATGGTTCATTCTCCTGTTAGACGTTGAGCATCTGGTTAAGCTTCTCAAGCTTCGCAGCCGTGGCGATATAGCCTTCGTCACGATACGAATATTTGCAACGAAGCGCGTTGCGTAAAATCGCGATGGTCGGCGGCGTGTTGCCGATCGTCCACACTGGCGCCTTGACGATCAAGCGTCCCTTGATCTTGACCACTTCGAAAGGAAGACCAGCGCTTTGCGGCGCAGGCTTGGGCGCTGGCGGCGGAGCAGCGGCGCGCTCCGCCTTTTCTTTCATCGCCGCCTCATACATCTTTTTCCATTCGTCGGGCTCGCGCTCACGCCGCTCGCTGGCAACAGCGGCCTGCAAAGCCTGCCTCTGACGTTGCACGCGGGCATCCCCTATCGGCTCAAACGAGCGCGGTGACGTGCCTTCCCTCATGAGCGCTTGCCTTTGCTTTGCGCGGATCGCGGTTTCAACAGCCTCGCCATAGGCGCGGCGATCGGCCTTGGCCATCTTGGCGATCGGCCCGCGCTTGCGAAACTTCGCGACGCCAGAACCAAGATCGGGATATATCGGACCAAATTGTTCTTCGAGTGATGCCATTTTTACTCTCCTATTGAAATGTGATATTCGGAAAGCCTCTCCTCGCCGGGTTGGCTCTCCTGTTGACCGGGTTTGGATAGAGGGGGCGAGCTGCGGTGAACAGCTCGCCCCAACTCTTTTCAGCGAGCCAACCAAAGCGCAAGCGGGAGTGACAACGCGGCAACGATTGCAACAGCGATGCAAGCCAAGATCAGCGCGGGCACCACTGGTTTGCTCGGTGGTTCGGAATAATCATCGTCCCAGCCATGCGAGTCCCATGGGCAACGGCAATCCTCGTCGATCTTGCCGCATCGTGCGCATGTCGATTTCATTAGCATTTCGTTTCTCTCCTATTGGTTGACGTCGACGCATTCCCCAAAGGGGACTTTGCTTTGATAGTATTGCAGAACGCGCGGATCTCCGTATCCACACCATAGCGTAGGAAAGTGCGGTTCTGGTCCAAAGTCACTGCATTGCATATCAGTGAAGATTAACAGACATTGGATATCGGGAGCATTCTCGGCGAACCACTTGAACACTGGCGAGAACGCGGTGCCTCCGCGGCCGGGGATTTCCCAATCGATCGTTTCCCCCGGCGAGTATTCCTTCGATGCTGTCACGCGAGTATCGAAGAAAATTTGTGTCAGCTTGTCGATGCGACCATCATCAAGCGCGGCTTGCGTCTCGCCACCAAAGGTTCGCAGCGTTCCAGTGTTGACGCTTAGAGAAGCATCGATGGCGATGCCAACATGCGACACGCCATCGCTGATCAGGCCGGGAACGTAGTATCCCATGGACATGAGCCGGCGATTCGGGTTCTGCCATGAGTAGTCTTTGGTTGCGCTCGGATCGACAAAGCGCTGCACCACTTCGCGCCAGTCTGTCTTGGGATCAGCCAGATCGTTGATGATCTCTTTGATGAAGCCCGGCAGCTCGCCGGCTTTCTTCGCGATGTTGACAGCCTGACGAACGGCCACTTCCCATTCGCCTTCTGCCTCGCTCAATGCAGCCTTGTCGTGCTCTGGCGCTGCGTCTAGGATCTCGCCGCAGTGACCGGGGTCACCATGGCCAGACGGAAGCGCTTCACCATCGCCAGAGCCATCGCCAGCACCGCTGGCTTCGTCATCGCTGTCGCCTTCGTCCCCTTCGTCGCTCTGATCGCTGTCCCCTTCGTCGTCGCCTTCGCTGTCGTCTGGCTCGTCGCCAGCGCTAGGCTGCTCGTGCTGCGAGTCTTGCGAGTCCTGCGACTCATCTGACTCCTGTTCATCCTCTTGCTGCTGTTCCTCGTCCTCAAGAAAGCGATAAACCTGTTCCGCATTCAGGCCAGTGAAGCGACGATCAAGCAAAACGAATTTCGGAAGTTTGAAGCCTGCATCTAGCACCATCGGATTGACGACGTAGTCACAGGCTTTATTCCAGCGATCATGGTCGCGATCGCCACGGCGCACATGATGTCCAAGGATGCAATGGAACAGCTCATGCACGAACGTTCCAAGCAACTCGGCTTCCGAAACCTCGTCGAGATATTCTGGATGGTAGTAAGTGGCATGGCCATCGGTGGCCATGGTCTTGGATTTTAGCGACGTGTTCTGCACGATCGGCATTCGCATAACCAGCGAGCCGAAGAAGGCGTGATCAGTCACAAGGATTGATCGCGCGCGGGTTACTCTGATATCGACGATCTCATTCATAGCGTTACGTCCTGATGCGCACACGCCCACGAACCGTAAGCTTTGGTGTTTTTCAAACCAGCTTCGCGGCGGGTCGCGGATTTGATGATCATGACTTGGTAGTCGGGGAGAAGTCGTCCAACATACTCCATCGCGCGATCAAAATTCTTGCGATCGACAAGGCGAGCGACCATGCCGGCGACGGCGTAGTAAAGGCCAGCCTCGCGCCCCTCTGGGATGCGAGCAGTTTTCGGATCGGCAAGAATTTCCTCGAACGAGATCACGGATTGCATGATGCGCATGAACGCTTCAAACTCGCCCGCGGCGTCATCGCCAACCCATCCAGCGAACAGCTTGTGTCGGAATGTCGGATCGTTGTCGATCGCCTTGAAAGACTTCGTCCATGACCGCGCTGACGGAAACGCTGTCTGATCGGCTGTCGGCATCACTGAAAACAGTTCGGGGCGATGCTTGAGGAAGGCCACGCCATAAGGATGAACGTTCGCAAAGCCGAATTGCTCCAGCCATGAAACGACGTCGGATTTAACGTGCTGCACATTGAAGCGGTTTGCGAGCGCGGTGGACAAACGTTGCGCGCTGGCACGATCGCCCACGTTATTGCCTGACGCCATAGGAACCCAGCCATCCGGCATTTTGTATGAGCCAGATCGGCGCTCTTGGATCAGGCCATAACCAGCGGCCTGCATCATGGCGCTAACGGCGTTGATTTCGTCGCAGACAAACAATCCAGCCTTGCCATGCTTTTTAACGTTGGGCAGATCGTCTGGAACGAAATGGCGCATGAAGCCAGTTGTCAGATCGGGAATGCGCATCCCGCCGATATCGACGGGATCTCGCATTGTGAAGCGAAAATCTATGAAGCCAATCCCCAGCGCAGTGGCGACGCTTTCAAACAGCGCTGATTTGCCAGAACCCGGCGAGCCCATAAGGAACAGCGGCTCATTGATCGCGTAGCAAGCTTTGATCATGCGTTCGGCTTCGAGCATCGTGATTTGAACGGTCATAGTAAAGTCTCCTATTGTGTGTGATGCGCACGGTGATGCGCGGTTTCAGTTTGAGATTTAACCCATCAGTGCTTCAGCATCGGCCAAGATAGAAGCCGCGGCTTTCTTCGTGGAGTCGCGCAGCTTGGCATCTGTCTTTAGTTCTGATGCGTCATGGCTGCAAAGGTCGTCTCGCATCCGCACGATGATCTTGTCTAGTTTCTTATTATTCGCCAGATTGAAGGCAGGCAGCAAGGTCACAAGGTCGCGGATGTTATTGACCATCGACTCTTGGAATAGCCCCTCAGGTCGCTTGCCGCTGCCCGGCTTGGCGGGTTTGAAAGCGGTCAATCTTTCGACCATGTGCCCTACGGTTTCTAAGACGCGGTGGATCGGTTCATCCATCGCGTGTTCAAGAGCGTCGCGCATCCGACGTTCGAGATCTTCTTTGATATCCTGCGCATGTTCATCGGCAAGCGAGACTCGAAAATCTTCAATGTCAGGACACGGCATGACGACCATGTCGAACATGAATCGGCCATTCGGATTTTTCTTCCAATCGTAAATGGTCATTTCGTTGGCGTCGGGATAATCATCAGCATTGAACATCCCGTTGAGCCGCGACTTAGCATCTGTCACGGTTTGCGGATAAGAGACAGCAAACGTTCTAACGGCTGCCTCATACTCTGCCTTGAACGCTCGCATGGTCTTTGCATATTCGTCATATAGAGCAGTAGGCAGGACGCGCGCGCCATCGTCATACCATGGCTGCGTGAGGCGGTAGCTCGCCGCGCGTGCGGCGCTAGCGATACGATTGATATCGGCGATCGCTTCCTTGGCGATCAGAAGTTTGTTGTATCGGCCGGCATCTTCGTTAGCGTGATGGCGGCGGTTGGTTTCGGCGGTGACTTTCTTGTCATAGGCGCGCGCGCCCCAACCGGAAATGTTTACGGAAGCGAGAACGGCTTTCTGCGAGAGTAGGTTGGTCATGACTGTTTCCTTTTCTGGATCAATGCATCCGCAATGGATGCGAGGAGGAGTTGTTCAAGCGGGAGTCGGAATTGTCGACGCTTGGCAGCGGCGACGATCTTGCGGAGGGATTTGGTGTGCATCCGCATGACGCGGCGAACATCGTCGGCAATGCGCTGCACTTCTGCGGTATCGCTAACGGTTGCGGGCATAGTGAACAGCCACAGCGATCGGTTCATCGAACCCTATTATGTTGAACGATACGGCGAGCAATGTCAGCGCCCCGACTAGCGAGAGCAACGTGAGCGCGCTGCAAATAGCGAGTTCTTTGGTCGTCATGTTCTGTTTCTCCTGTTGAGATCCGCGGTGACGGATCGGGGTTGTATTCACGATCAAGCCAGCGAGCGCGGCGGCGCGCTGGCGCACAAAGCTTCGAGACATGGAGGAAGCGGTCGCAGCGAGCGACGATCGCAGCGGCCACAAATCGCAAGATCAGGATTGGAGCAAGCGGCAGGATTGTCAGCACCGCAATCGTTGTCAGTCGAATGCGAGTGGACAATAGGATGTAGGCAACGAACGTCAGAAGCATCAGCGCCGCCAGCATCACTGCCAGCGGCGCGCGGTCGATCAGACCGAGGAGCGTTGTCACGCTGGCACCCAGCCTTTCTTCATAAGTTTTTGCCAAGCGCCATTGTGCCAGCGAGTCTCTCTGCGGCATTTCGGGCACGGGATAGGTGTGATCTCAATCGAGAGCGATGCGGTTTGCCCGAGGTTCGATAGCTCGCCGCGAACCCAATTGCCGTTTCCAAGATAGCAGGACACGCGGCCATCGGTGATCGAAGCCGGTTTTCCGATCGCCTCGTCCACGCGGCAATAAGACATACCTTCAGACTTTAGCGATGCGATCGGCCAAACCTGCCGAATACGCTCCGGCTTGTTGTAATCGGTCGTGACGTACTCGAAACCAAACTTCGAATGTTCGAGCGCGATGATTTTACCCTGTAGCGCCATTGTGTGGACTCCTGTTAGAGGCAAAAGGCGACAATGCCCATGACGCCTGCGCAGTTAGTGTTTCTGTCTAGTGCTTCTGCCGAGTAAGGGCTGCAAACCGGAAGCGGCGGAGATAGGTTTCAGGGAGTGCCTTGCGGGAGCGTCAACTCCCAAGGCCAAATATAGAGTATAGGGTAAAAACAAGTCAACAGCCCTTTTTGGCCCATAAGAGGCTGAAAATACACCATTTTTTAACCTATTCCCCCATGCCAAGGCCAGCCCAAGCCAAAAACGTGCACTTTTGGGATGATTCCAGCTCTGGAAAAACCAGCCTCAAACGCCCCAATAATTTGCCAGCGAATCATTGAGCGGTTACAGATGATTCGCCCGCATCATGCGGTTGAGGAGAATCGACAATGGCAAAGAAAGCCAAGAAGGCGAAGAAGGCACCAAAGAAAGCTGCGAAGAAGGCTGGACGGCGCGGCAAGCCCGGCAAGCCGAGAGGCGGCGGTTAGCGTTGTCTGAGTTATTGGAATCGACAAAGAGCGCGCTTGAAAAGGCGCGCTCAATGTCTCCGAAAGTGCTGGTCGCTTATTCTGATGGCAAAGACTCTCGCGTTGTGATGGACCTTGCGAAGCGTTGGTTTGATCACGTCGAGGGTTTCTATATGGAATGGGTGCCGGCGATCGCCTACATGGATGCCGATCTCGCTGCGGTAGAGAAAAGGTGGAGCGTCAAGATCCATCGCTTTCCGCACTACGGCGGGATCGCAGCGATGAAAGAGGGCCAGTATTGTAATCCTTGGTGGCAACGCGACGACGTCCCGGATATCAAGCTGGCTGATATCTATTCGTATGCGATGATCGAAACCAAGATCCCACTGATCCTCACCGGCGCCAAGAAAGCCGATAGCGGATGGCGCAAGCGCTTCATGCACGCGACTCAGCATTGGGGCAGGATCGTCTATCCGCTCGCGGAGTGGGCCAAGTGGGACGTGCTTTCGTATCTCAAGGGCCGTGGCATCGCTATCCCCGATAATTCCGCTGGAGGCACGGCAAGCGGCGTTGGCCTTGTGCCTCATGAGCTAATGTGGATCTATGATAATCATCCGGCCGACTTCTGGCGCATCGCAGAATATTTTCCCTATATCGAGGCGCTGATCTGGCGAAGGAAATTTTATGGCACAGACGCAGAGCGCTCCGCCGTCGTTGCTGGAAAGCCTCGCACCGAGCGAGGGCTCACCGAAGAAGAAGCGGGCCAGCAAAAAAAGCGAGGCAGTCGAAGGCGGGCTGTCAAATTTGCAGACGTTCAAGATCGAGCGAATGAACAGGCGGCTGCTGACGGCGGCGCCGTACAATCCTCGGATCTTGAGCGAAGCGGCCAAGCGAAAGCTACGGACAGGTTTGAAGAAGCACGGCCTAGTAGCGCCGCTGACGTGGAATAAACGCACTGGCAATCTGGTCGGTGGCCATCAGCGCATTGATCAGCTCGACGCCATCGCCGGGACCGATGATTATGATCTCGATATTGCGGTGATTGACGTCGACGATATTCGCGAAAAGGAATTGAACCTATTGCTCAACAATCAAGAGGCCGCCGGTGACTTCGACATGGAAGGATTGCAGAATATCCTGCGTACCACTGGACTTGATCTTGACGGTACAGGTTTCGATCACTCCGACATTTTCAAACTATTCGGAGACTCCGTGTTCCTCGCTCAAGATGACGGCAAGCTGGAGGAGTTTGCGCAGCGGGTCCGCGATATGCGGGACGCCTATGATGGCGTGAAGTCGGGCCAAGGCGCGCGCAACAGCGAAAGCTTCTATCTGGTCGTGGTGTTTCGCAGCGAGGAAACGCGCCAGCATTTCACGAACAAGCACGGACTGGAGGACAATCGATATCAATCAGGGGAGGAGTTCGATCGGCTCATGAGCCCGACGAAGCTGCCGCAATAGTGTCGTCCAGCTCCTCGCACATATAATCGCCACCTTCGCGAATCGATCGTTCCAATTCGCCAGCCTCGATCGCCTCGTCCTCGAACAGATGGACGGCCTTGGGGAAATGCGGTGCGCAGATATCCTTGTGGCGGTGGCAATCGCCCGGTACGTGGCACATGCACATAAGGATGACGTTGCCGTCTCTGCCGCTGCGCTCGACGGCCTTAATCCCTTCCTCGGTCACCTTCCCACCATGCCCACGTCCGCCTAGAACGCTGCCTGCCCAGAGATATCGGCGCCCCAGAAGCGTCTCAAGCTGGCGGGTTCCATAGCCCTTGATCCGCGTCTTTGGAACAGCTCGAACATCGATAACCAGCGCATCCAATCGCTCGGCCAGCTCAAGCAAGCGAGAGGGCGCCAAGCGCTGGTAGCCTATCGTCCAGATCAAGAGCCATCCTCCTACAAGCAAATCACCTGTTTAATTGTGCCAAGCCTGCCTTGCTTGTTACCCATTGTCAAATTGACAAATCACTGGAACCACAACAGAAATGAAATGAGGTCTATAAGTCGGGCCGCGCAGTCTGAGCGCAGAACAATTTATGAGGTCATCTCGTCGTCGTGCCGGATCAGTCGGACCCAATTAAAAAAGACGACGCGCCAGCGAAACCGCTGACTGCCGCTCAGAAGCTAAAAGCGAAGCGAAAGCGCGCCAAAGAGCTTCGCATGATGCATAAGCTTGGCATCCCCACTCCAAAGAAAGGCGGCAAGCGCGCTGGGGCAGGACAGAGGCCATTCTCGCCCACTGACGATCAACGCCGTATTGTCCTGATGATGAAGGGGATGAAGCAATCGGAGGAGGTGATCGCCAACGCGATAATGAATCCGCACACGCAATGGCCCATCACTGTTGAGACTTTGCACAAGCATTTCAGGAAAGAGCTGGATACCGGAGTTGCTGCGGTGATTGCGATCTTGAGCGGCACTCTGATGAAAAATCTAGCGCGAGGTCTCGAAGGCACGTCATTCTTTATGTCGAAGAACCTAATGGGCTTCCGCAGCGAACCGCTCGATCCGCGGCCGGTGCTGGGCAAGGGCGATGAGTACGTGCCCAATGCTGATGGCTCGCCGGGCGGCCCCACGATCACAAGGCGCATCATTATCGAGGGCGGGCTGCCGAAGGGGTCGACGCCTGAGAAGCCTGAGGGCGACGACTATGACGAAGTCCCGCCAGAGGAACCGCGTAAATAGCGCCGGCCTTGCGCACTGCCATAAATTCTGCCATAAATCCGGTCATGGCAAATCCCTGTCCCAAATGCGGCGCTAACATCGATATGGTCGGCATCAGCCATCGGTGTATCCCACCGTTGACTGAGGGCATGGTGCGCAAGGGCGGTAGGAACCAAGGGCCTTCGCAGGTCACGACGAGACCTTCGCCCCCCGGTGCAATCAATCCGAAGCGTGGTCGCCCTCGCATTGGTGATCCAAAGTCGCCCAAGCACGAACCGTGGGTTGCTCTCGGTATGTCAGAAAGGACATGGCGTCGTCGTAAGGCAGAGGAAAAGGCGTCCCGCAAATGAAGCGAGCGTTCGTCGTGGAAATGGAAACTGATTTCGAGCGTGACGATCTCAGAGCTGCCGAGGATTTGCGCGGATTGATTATGGACGCTCTCGGCTTCCCCGTTTGTATTGAGAAAAATCCAGAGATGTTGCAGGTCCGAGCGACAATACTGTGCCGAAAGACGACGATGATGACTGACAACTGCCCGGCATGTGGCGCCAACCTCGCGCTCGTCGGGCGCACGCATCGGTGCGTGCCACCCGAAGCTGTTGGATCTTACGCCAGTGCGCCTGCTTGGCGACCGCCATCCAGCGACGATCTTAAGGATGTGGAAGCAACGCTTGTTAAGCACAAGCCCGGCCGCCCTCGCCTTGAGGACTCGGCCAGCACGATCGAGCAGACAAAGCCATGGAAGAAGATGCGGCCGAGGATATCGCGGCGCACGTGGTACCGGCGCAGGAAGAAAGGCACGCTATGAACGACACCGATCGGCTATTGGGACTCTACAAGCGAGCTGCTGATCTCGCCAAGGATGCATATGATCTGTGCGTGCGCGCGGAGAACGCCGAGGATCTGTTGCGCGAGTTCGTCGCGGCGCTGCCAGTGGGGCGCGTATTGTGCGCCACCGATAACAAGCCGTTTGATCATGGCGCGCTCAATAAGGTAAAGTACAAGGCCGAGCAGCTATTGGAGAAGCTGTCATGACGATGCAGCTCGATTCCGGCGCGCAAGCCTTTGTGGTTCATTGCGACGAGTGTCCTGAATCTTTCGACACTGAGCATGTGGATTTCACTGCGGCGCTGGCCGCTGCAAAACAAAATGGCTGGCGCGTCTACAAAGGCCCAGACAAACAATGGGCGCACGCTTGCCCGTCATGCACCGAAGATTTTGCGAAGGGCAGACGATGAGCGAGCCTAAAAAGGCGCCAGTGCCGTGGGCTGCGTTCCTGATAATCGGCGTCTACGCTGCCTTCTGGACGATGGTGTGGGGCGGCGCTGCCGTCATCGTCGTCCATTTCCTGATCAAGTGGTGGTAGCCATGAGCGTAGAATACTTTTGCATGCTTATCCGGTTGCCGCACACAAACGCTGAAACCCACTATATCTAGGAGGCCGCAATGAGCGCTCAGAAATCTATCCGCCTGCAAATCGCGGCGGATTTGGTTGGCGATTTAGCCGACGCCGTAGAAGCCTTTGGAAGCCTGCTTGATCTCGTGCATCAAGAAGTTGGCGAAGAGATATTCAGCCGCGTATCTGAGGCGTTTCCGGTCGATCACGGGGCGTTTGGGCCAAAAGCGAATGCCGCCCTGGTCAGATTGATGCACCAATTGACCCCGCCAGACGATTATGACCCGGATGCGAGGATGGCATGAAACCGCAGCACCGCTACACGGTCGGGACGCAGCCCTGCCAGAATCTGTTGCGTGGCGACGCTGATATCGCGGCGCTCGGGGAAGGCAACCGCAGGAACGTTCATCAATGTCCGGTCTGTGAAGGCAATCGGACATGGTGCGAAACCTGCCACACCGACCATCACGACGGCGGATGGGAAACCTGCAAGCCCGGAGCCTACGCAGAAGATGACGACACATGACCACAACATCTAGGGCCGTATGTCCAAACCGGATAAGCATGAAAGATTTCTTGTGATCAACGTACGATGTCCAAAGCAATAGAGTGGCGTTGCCGTTAATGTCGATAGCGAATCGATTTGGGGTGACGATGGCGCGGCCTATTGGAATTGACCTGTTTTCGGGCGCTGGGGGAATGTCGCTTGGGTTCGAGCAGGCGGGGTTTGACGTAGTCGCCTCGGTGGAGATCGAGCCGATCCATTGTGCTGTTCACAAATTCAATTTTCCGAATTGCGCAGTTATCCCAAAAAGCGTTGCGGAGATTACCGGCGCGGAGATCAGGCGGGCCGCCGGAATTGGCAATCAGCAAGTTGATTGCGTGTTCGGTGGACCTCCATGTCAGGGCTTCTCGTTGATCGGTCATCGCGTCCTTGATGATCCGCGCAATTCGCTTGTTCTGGAATTTGTGCGGCTCGTGCGCGAATTGCGCGCTCAGACATTTGTCTTCGAGAACGTAAAGGGCCTGACGGTCGGGCGGCACCGCGCCTTCTTGGACGAGCTTGTCGCTGCGTTTGCAGAAGCCGGCTATGTTGTCCGGCTGCCGTGGCAGGTGTTTGACGCTGCGCACTTCGGCGTTCCGCAACATCGTGAACGCTTGATTTTGGTCGGTGCTAAGAAAGGCGTGCGGCTGCCCGAGTACCCTCGGCGAACGACAAGTGCCGCCGACGAACCCGCGCTGGATTTGCCACATGGCCCGACATGCGCCGACGCTCTTGGTGATTTACCGAACGCCGATAAATACGCGGCGCTAGAGCGGGGCGATAGCATGCGACCCACAAAGTGGAATAAGCCATCAACCTACGCCAGAGAATTGCGGTGCCTAACGAACGATGCATGGCACTATGGATACGTGAGAAACTGGGACCCGTCCGTTTTGACCTCGTCTTGGCGAACCGGACACTCGGTGATTTCCCAACAGAGGTTCGACCGCACCGAGCCGGGTTCGGTAGAACCGATTTCCAGGTTCTTCCGTCTGCCGGCAAAAGGTCTCTCGAACACGCTTAGGGCCGGCACTGACGGAGCCCGAGGTGCTTTTACAAGCCCGCGACCGATACACTACAAATACCCGCGCTGCATCACTGTGCGTGAGATGGCGCGACTGCACGGCTTTCCCGATTGGTTTCGACTGCATTCGACCAAGTGGCATGGAGCGCGACAGATCGGCAACGCCGTCCCTCCCGCTTTAGCTCGGGCAATTGCGAGCGAAATAGTTAGGGGACTTGGCTACAGGCCGAGCCGCCCTAGAAAGGCGGTCGAGCTCGGGGACGTAGCTCTACTTTCTATCGAGATGTCGCAAGCGGCGAGCTACTTCGGAGTGGCTGCTCCGAACGGAAGGCGAGATCGGAAGAGTGGTGCTCGCAAGCGAACTCAGCAAGAGACGGAAGCGGCTCGCCTGCATGCCTTGGGAGAACTCCATGGCTAAGGGAGAGACTGTCGAGAACCGATACACTGCTCTCATCGAACGTATTTTTGTCAATCACTTTAAGCCGGGGTCGACGCGGCTGTGCTCTATTTCAGCGATGAAGATGGGAGATCTGCCATGGTCGATCTGTTGAAGGCGTTCAAGCCCGGCATGGTATCAAGGCGGTGGCCACGATGACGATCCAGAAGAAAGGCGATCCACCGCTTACCGCCAGAGAGCAGCAAAAGCTTATGATCATGCGGCAGGCGTCGTCTAGGACAGGTACGAGATACACAATTGACAAACGCCGAGGCGGATTCGCTCCGAAGCCTGTCACGCTACCGCCAACACCATGGGACAAGAAGTGATGGACCGTGCTGCTTTGGAGGGATTTCTTATTGGTTTTGTGCTCTCTGCCTTTGCCGTGGCAATAGGGATCGGGCTGGGCACATGGCTTTGGTTTAGGTAAGCGCTCCCGTGGGCATCTCGATCACGCATAGTATGCCCTTGGCCCCCGATCGAGCTGGCCGGCTTCCGATACAAGTGGAGCTGGATTGCGACGATCGCTCGAAGATGTTCTGCCATGGGCACAAGATCTTTTCCGATCCAAACGGTTACATAGGGGCCCACAACCTAGCGATGCTTGCCGGCTGGCTTGAGCGCAACGGGCCGCAAGGTCGCATCTGGCTCTGTCCGGAGTGCTCTGGCAAATGAAGCGGAGGAAGATCGCCAAGCTTACGACGGGGCGCCGGCACATGACCGACGAGCAGCGCGCCGAAGCGATCCAGCTCTATATGGACGGCGCCACGTTGCGTGAGATCAGCAAACACACCGATCGGCATCGCGTGATCTTGAGCAGACTGTTCAATGCTGCCGGGGTGAAGCACGGCGCGCGGTTTAGGATGGAACAGAAGCTTCGCCATTTTTATAGAAATGATGCCGTGGCTAGAGGAGTATTCCCATGGGCGACGTTGTAATTCTGGACGACGAGCGCGAGCACAGGCATCCCGGCGACAAAGAGATCCAAGTTAGGCTGTCGCTCCCGACACTGCATAAGGGGCAGTCTGCGGCATGGCACGCGCTGGCGGGGCATCGCTTCAAAGCGCTGCGTTGCGGCCGGCGCTGGGGCAAGACCGACTATGCAAAGCTGTGGATCGGTGACGGGCTCGCCAACGGCATGGAGTGCGGCTGGTTCGCTCCGCAGCATAAGACGTGGTCGGAGGCCTACACAGAAATGCGCGGAGCATTTGCGCCGATCGTCGACGGTGGCAGCAAGGGCGCAGCGGTCATGAGATCATGGAGCGGCGGGCGCCTAGACTTCTGGACATTGGAAAATCACATGGCCGGGCGATCGCGCCGCTATCAGCGCATCGTGATCGACGAGGCAGCGTTCGCAAAGGATGGTGACAACACCACCGATGGTTCGATGATGGACATCTGGGAAAAGTCGATCAAGCCAACGCTGTTCGACTTCCGCGGTGAAGCGCTGGTCTGCTCGAATAGCGCCGGCAAGAATCCAGACAATTTCTTTTACAAGATCTGCACTGATCCGCAGTACAGCTTCATTGAGTATCACGCCAAGACGGTCGACAACGATCGGTTGCCCAAGCGGATGCCGGGCGAAAGCCGAATGCAATGGATTCTCAATCGCACGACGTATCTTGAGGACCTGCGGCGCGACAACGATCCTCTGGTTTATGCGCAAGAGTACGAGGCCGAGTTCGTCGATTGGGCAGGCAAGGCGTTCTTTGATCCAGCGAAGTGGATGGTGGAAGGTAAGCCGATCGCTGGCGTCAAGCCGTGCGATACCGTGTTCGCTGTGATCGACACCGCCGTCAAGGATGGCGCCGAGCACGATGGCACGGCGGTGATCTATTTCGCGCTCAATAGCACAGCGCAGCATCCTCTGACCGTTCTCGATTGGGACATCATTCAGGTTGAGGGCGCCACACTAGAGCTCTGGATGCCTGTGGTGTTCGACATGCTGGAGCACTATGCGAAGGAATGCGGCGCCCGGCAGGGCAGCGTTGGCGCATGGATCGAGGATAAAGGTTCCGGTTCTATCCTGCTGCAGCAGGGCCGCAATCGTGGCTGGAACGTCAACGAGATCGAATCAACCCTGACGGCGGCCGGTAAGGACGAAAGAGCCATTTCGGTCTCAAGTTATCATTATCGCGGCCTTGTAAAAACCAGCCAACTAGCCTATGACAAGACCGTTACTTTCAAGCGCGAGACGCGCAACCATCTGTTGACGCAGGTTACAGGCTTTAGAATCGGTGACAAAGATGCCAGTCGGCGAGCAGATGACCTTCTGGACGCATATTGCTACGGACTCGCCATCGCCCTCGGAAACTCCGAAGGCCAGTGACATAGTTGCCCACGCAGAGCATCCCGGCGCAGCATCGGTCTCTTTCGTGGCCGCCAACGCGGCGATAGGCGGAAATGCCGTGCGTGACAGCGGGAGAGACTGCACCGATTGGTCCGGCGTCTGCGCGTGCGGCAAAGCTGCGATGGACGGAATTAGATGCGCGCTGGGAGCGACACATGAACATAGATGAATTGCGCGAGCGGCTTGAGGGTTGGCGCCGGGACGATGCCGAAAAGCATTAGCACGCACACTGCATCGATTGCGTGCTCTCCGCAGGCCATGGATGAAAGCTTGGGATCGTTATCAGCGCGGACGTGGATTGAAACCGGCGAAGATCAGATTGCCTCGCTCCATGCAAAAGCACAAAAGCTTGTTCCGAGAGATCATGTTAAGTCGATAGTGACGAAAGCGCCCGGTGATGATAAGGCTGCCCTGTAGCTTCTCGCGACGGGGTAACAAGTGGCCGAAGTCATCATCAACGGCAGCACGCTAGGCCAGTCGCTCCAAGGGCTGCTTATGGCCCCTGAGATAGTCCCCGGCGCTCCCGCCAGTTACCAGATCTGCAAAACCATCTACGTGTTCCACCCGCTCGGCGCCAAGATCGTCGAGGAGCCGATTCGCATCGCGATGAGCCAGCCGCGGGAGATCGCGTTCCCAAAGCATCCCGGCATCGAGCAGCGGCTAAAGGAGCAATGGAACAAGCAGTGGACGTCCGACAATGCCGACAGAAATATCTTCAACACTCATGTACTGGCGAGAGTGTATGGCATCTCTACGCTGTGCGTCGTCAGTGACGATTTCCTGCCCTCTGAGCCTATGCCGTTCGATCGACTTGCCAAATTGTCGATTAGCTGGAATGTGCTCGATCCTCTCAATACCGCCGGAAGCCTCGTCCTTAATCAGCGCCCCAATGCAACCGACTTCCAGAAGGTCGACAACATAGCGATCAATGGGGTGTCGTATCATCGCTCGCGCGCGATCGTGGTTATGAACGAAAGCCCGATCTATATCGAGTACACGGCCAGCGCTTACGGTTACGTCGGCCGATCGGCCTACCAGCGCGCGCTGTTCCCGCTGAAGTCTTTCGTCCAGTCCATGATCACCGACGACATGGTTACGAAGAAAGCCGGCATCATCGTCGCGGTGCTGAAGTCGGCAGGATCGATTATCGATCGGGCGATGCTGCTGATGGCCGGCATCAAGCGCGCCATGATCAAGCAGGCGGCCACCGAGAACGTCATCAGCGTCGAGAAGGATGAGGATATCAAGGGGATCGACCTCACTAACGTCAACACCGCTATGTCCGAGTCGCGAAAGAACGTCCTGCAAAACATTGCCACGGCTGTGCCGATGCCAGCTCGCATGTTGAACCATGAGACTTTCGCAGAGGGGTTTGGCGAGGGCACGGAGGACGCGGCAGCCGAGTCTCGCTTCATCACACGCATTCGCGACGACATGGCGCCAACCTATGCGTTTATGGACCCGATCATCCAACGCCGCGCATTCAACGAGGAGTTTTTCGATACGATCAAGAGCGAGTTTCCGGATGAGTTTGGAGGCGTCAAATATCAGACGTGGTTTTACGACGTCACCAACAACATGAAGGCGACGTGGCCTAACCTCCTGACAGAGCCCGACAGCGAGAAGATCCAAGTCGAGGACGTTCGCTTCCGCGCGGTGCTGGCGGCCTTCGAGATGATGGCGCCGATGGCCGATCCGGACAACAAGGCCAAGCTGCTCGAATGGTTGCAGGATATCTTCAACAATCAAAAGCTGATGTTCGGCGTGCGGCTCGATCTGGATTTCGACGCTCTGGTCAATTATGTGCCGCCTGAGAAGCAGTTGGAGATGGAGGGAAAACAGGCCGAGACGAAGAACATCGAAGGCTCGTTCAAACCGAGGACCGACGCGCTCGCAGCCTACAGGGATTCGCTGGCGCAATATACAGGCAGCGGCAAGACGCCAAACTCGCCGATCATCGCGCCAGATCGCAGGCCAAATGCAGCATGAGGCATAAAAATAATTACAAGGTCGTGAAGCGAGAGATTTTGGAGCTGGTCGGGTTAATTCCGCCAGAGACCGATTTCAACAGACGTGCGCGGGAATATGCGTTGCAGGCCAGCCGCATCAACACCAACGAGAGAATCCGTCAGAAACGTTCCCAAGAGCAACGAAATCAACGAGGAAAGGTTGAAACATGACCGACGATAATATCGAGACTTCAAACGGCTTCCCCACGCTCAACATCAACAAGGAAGTCCCGCTCTACAAGTCACACAAGACGGTGCGCGCGCTGGAGATCATGGGCATGGCAGATGGTCTCCTGCATTTCATGGATGCGAAATATCCTTCGCAGCAGATCGACCCTAAGATGCTCGCGCGCTACACGCCGAAGCAGGGCGACTTCTATGTGATCTATGACGACGGCTATCGGTCGTTCTCGTCGCGCAAGGCGTTCCTCGAAAGCTACACGCTAATCGAAAAGGCTGATGGGCCTCAGGAGAGCGGCCAAGATCAGCATGGCTGACAAGAGCACATTCTATCGCGTCGTGACTCAGGCCGTGGTCGATATCCTCGATCACGGCTTTGACGAAATTGGTCGCGTGCGCAGATGGGAAGAAAAGCTGGCGACGTCGGCTAGGGCTTCGCTCCTGCCGGAAGCCGAGATGGACAAGATGCTGCGCGACGGACTGGCGCAGATTTACGAGCGCCTGATCGACAAGGGCCAGATCTATAGTAAGCATCCCGGCATCAGCACATTCACTGTCGACAAGCTGCGACCGGAGCTTCGTAAGATCCTCGATCAGCGCATCATGGCGTCGGCAGATCTGATCAAGCGCAAGCGCAAGACAACGATCGACACCATGATGTCTCGCTTCTCTGGCTGGGCTACGTCGGTGCCGAAGGGCGGGACGTCTCAGGGCAACAAGGCTGGCCTCAAGGATAAGATTCGCCGATCGATAACGTCGCTATCCTTTGAGGAACGGCGAGTTTTTATCGATCAAGGTCACAAGCTGACAGCGTCAATTTCGGAGGTGGTAGCCATTGGCGGGCAAGCGATCGCGGGACGCTGGCGCTCGCATTGGAAACAGCCGGGGTACGATTATCGCGAGGATCACAAGGAACGAGATCAGGAAATCTATTTGCTGCGCGATACGTGGGCGACCGAGAAAGGTTTAGTCAAACCCGTCGGCGCCGGCTGGTACGACAAGGTAACAAAGGTTGGAGAGGAACCGTTCTGCCGCTGCTACATGGTTTGGATTTACGCATTGCGGGACTTGCCGCCGGACATGCTCACCGTTAAGGGTAAAGCTGAGTTGGATCGCGTGAGAGTCGAACTGGCTTCATGAGGAGTGCGCCATGCCGCTTGGATACATCTTCTGGGGCATTTTTATCGTCATCGTCATTCTTAGCGTCATAGGCTATCGGCGAGGCCCGACGTGGCAATATGGTTGGGCCAACGATGCGCTTATCCTCATTTTGATCGTGCTGCTGGGATTGGCCGAGTTTGGTTTTCCCTTGCAGGGCATAGGAGCGGGCCACCATTCTTTTTACTAGGGGGCAAGCCACCCATTGTTGAAATGGTCCCCGCGCGCAAGGGCTGCTACTATGTCGGGGGTGTTACCGACTGCTCGGAGGCAGATCCTCCGATGGAGCCCGGCCCTCCATCGATCTGCAAGGGCTGCGACGCAAAGGAGTAAAGACCATGTCGCTCGGGACAATTATCTTGATCATCCTTGTTATCGCGTTGCTCGGCGGATTCACGGGCGTCGGCGGTGGACCGTTCTACGGAAGCGGTTATTATGGCGGCGGCGGCCTCGGCCTTATCGTTGTGATCTTGCTCGTCCTGCTGCTGCTCGGAAGGCTATGACCTTTCATGATCTCGTCGAGAGCCATCTCAATTTGCTGGATCATCCTCTCGGGGGTTGCAGCTTCGTTTGCCAAGGAAGGCGACGGCCATTCGCAATCGCCGCTTCATGCGTGGTTTGAGGGCCTGCAATCGGGCAAAGGGCGCTGCTGCGCTGACGCTGACGGGGATGTGGTCAAGGATGCCGATTGGGAGGTAAAGCGCGGCCATTACCGTGTGTTCATGCTGCGGGAGTGGGTTGACGTTCCTGACGATGCCCTGATCACCGTTCCCAATCTCGACGGACGGACAATCGTCTGGCCCATCTGGATCGACGGTAGGCCGCAGGTTCGATGTTTTATGCCGGGGAGCATGACTTAAAATGGCGGTCGAGCGTTTGAGCCCAATCCTAGAGCGCAACGGCAACCGGATGTTTCATTGGTGCCCAGCGTGCGAGGTGCTGCATCCGGTGTTCGATGGCTTCGGCTGGAAATGGAACGGCGACGTCGACAAGCCGACGTTCACGCCGAGTTTCAAGCATTCCGGCAAACGCTTGGTTGTGGTCGACGGCAAGTGGAACGGAGAATGGCATCGCGACGAGGACGGCCATCCGATAGACGGCACGTGCCACTACATCATCACCGATGGACAAATCCAGTTTTGCTCTGACAGTTGGCATAAGCGATCTGATATCGTGGCGATGCCGCCTATCCCGGCCAACGTGAGCGCGAGCGACTGACGATGACCGATAATGTGATTCGCGCCGCCGGCATCCTGTTCCTCGATCCCGAGGGCAAAGCCTTATTCCTGCGCCGCGCTGACGGCGACCAGATCGGCCGTTGGGCGTTTCCCGGTGGAAAAATCGAGGATGGCGAGGACGCCGATGGTGCGGCAATCCGCGAGGTCGAGGAGGAGACCGGATACAAGGTAAAGCCAGCGGCGCTGCGTCTGCACGCAAGGCGCATCAAGCCGGTGTTGGAGGATGTAGCTGAAAAGCCGGCGTCGCTTGTTCCTGACGTGGTCGAGCTGCCGCCTCCGCCTATGGTTGATTTCACGACGTTCCTTGTCCGCGTCCCGGTCCAGTTCACACCTAAGCTGAATGAGGAGCATGACGGCTTCGTGTGGTCGTCGATCGGCGACGCGCCGCAACCGCTGCATCCCGGCTGTCAGATCGCGCTCGACAAGCTGACGATGAATGAGCTGGGGATCGCGCGCGCGATGGCCGCGGGCGAGCTAATGTCGCCGCAGCGCTACATCAACATGACGATGTGGACGATGCGGATCACGGGTACGGGCCGGTCATTCCGCAAGGCGCAGAAGCGAAAGGACGACGACGGCAAGACGATCGTCTATGACGAGCACGTCTATCGGCCGCCAGAGCACTATCTCAATCAGGATTTCCTCGATCGATGCAACGGGCTGCCGGTTATCTGGCTGCACCCGGCTAAGGCGAAGCTGACGTCAAAAGAGTTCGCCAAGCGGATCGTCGGCACCGTTTTTGTGCCCTACATCGACGAAGATGAAGTCTGGGCGGTGGCCAAGATCTATGACGACGAGGCCAACGCCGAGATGGAAAAAGGCGTGCTGTCCACAAGTCCCACTGTTGTTTTCACGAAACTCAGTGTAAATCAGTCCGTAGCACTTCCCGACAAGAGCTTGTTACTCATTGAAGGCGACCCCGGTTTGCTAGATCATGTCGCGATCTGCCAGCAGGGTGTTTGGGACAAAGGCGGGGAGCCCGCCGGAATTAGCAGCGATCACATCATCAGAGGAGATTCCAGCGTGGCCGAAAAAACCGAAGCAGAGAAGAAGGCGGATGCCGATAAGAAGGCTGCTGATGAGGCCGGTGTTGGTTCGCACGCAAATGGTGTGATGGACGCCATCATGGATTCGTTCAAGAAGATGGCGGATGGTCTCCGTCAGGACATGGCCTCGCACTGTCAGAAAATGGATTCGAAGTACGATGCTGTGATGGACGCGGTGAAGTCCGACTCGGCGAAGCGCGACGCAGAGAAGGAAGAAGAAAAGAAAAAGGACGCCGCCAAGTCCGATTCCGAAAAGGAGGAGGAGGAGAAGAAGAAAGACGCGGCCAAGAAGGACGGCGCCAAGAAAGACGGCGAGGGAGCCGAGGAGACGGCAGCCGACAAGAAGCGCAAGGACGCTGAGGAAAAAGAGAAGGAAAAAGAAAAGGCTGATGCTGCCAAGAAGGATGCCGAGGACAAGGAAAAAGAGAAAGAGAAGGCTGATGCAGCCAAGGCTGACAGCGTTCCTCGCTCTGAATTCGAAAAGCTTCAGGCGATGGTCACCTCGATGCAGCCGCGCAAGATGACGCAGGCCGATCGCGATGCCTTCGCAGATGCACAGGCGAAAGCCGACGTCGTGCTGCGCGCCATGAATGACAGCGCAGATCCGCCGATGTCCGGCGAGGATATTGTCGCCTACAACATTCGGCTTGCCCGCAAGCTTCAGCCCCACTCAAAAACGTGGAAGGATGTCGATCTGGCGGTGATCGCTGCCGATGCCAAGGGCTTCACGATCGCGCTCGACGGCATTCGGGCAGACGCCTTCAAGGCGGCGATGGACCCGACAGATGCGCAGCCATTCCAGCATCGCGAGATCAAGGAAACCGCACCGGGCGGCCACAAGATCACACGGTTCGTCGGCAAGGGCACGATCTTCGCGCAGATGTCGCGCCCACACCGCAACGTCAACTTCATCGGTACCCGCATGCCGACCCAACACTAAGGGCGGCGCGCGGGCGTCTTTTCTTTTTTAGGATCTGGCATAATCGCGACGATCGTCGCACTCACGCAAGGAACTCTGGGCCATGGTAGGTTCTCTCAGCTACAACCCGATCGTCACGACGAATGCCAGTGGCTCGTTCAATGTCGAGAGCACCGGCTACATCCAAGGTCAGGCGATGGACGATCCCGCCATTCGCCACGAACTGTTCGGCGGCGTGCTGGCCGTAACCGAAACGCTCCCGATGTACGGTGGTGTCGGCATCTATGAGCAGATCGGCGGGCTGGCGAACGGTCCCGGTTCGGTGCTCGGCAATATCCTCGGCCGCGCAACAGGGCTCTATCCCGGAACAGGCACTCCCGGAAATTTCAACCTCGTTGGTTTCAGCGTATTCGATCAGGATCACTCCATGATCCAGTCGGCAACGCAGGAAGTGCCCGTCGCGCTTTCGGGAATGAGTGTCCACGGCTATCGACTCGGATGTGGGGCTCGCATCGCGGTTGCGATGGACCCGGCCCTGATCGACTTGCAGGGCAATATCATCACTTCGCAAGTGAGCTGGGATTTTGGCGGCCAGAAGCTTATCGCAGGTCAGGCGATATATAACGCGAACGTCATCACAGCGGCGACGTGGGCTGCGACCGCCGGTGGCCAGTCGACCTACACCACGACGTCAGCGCATGGCATCGGCGTCGGAGAATACGTCACCTTCTCGGGTATCACCCCGGCCGCCTACAACGGCACCTTCCTCACGCTCGCCGGCACCACGGGCTCGACCATTGTCACAGCCAATCCGCTCGCGTCGACGCCCGGCGCCGGCACAGTGTTCGGCACGCTCGTCGCTGGCGGCGGCATCCTTCCGGTCCAAGTGCTCGACGTGAAGGCGACGAACTGCATGACGGTCCAGCTCAATTCGGCCGGCGCTTACATTTTCAACCGCAATGGTGCCTGCGCGCTCATCAAGATCTGATCGCGTTTCCCGCAACCTCAAACCGACAGACGCCATCACCCGCTCATCATCAGACGATTGAGCCCATACCGGAGACGAACAAATGCCCGTAATTGCACCGGCCTTTATCACGCTCAATCCGTCGCTCACGCTTCCGGAAGTGTTGCTGCCCTATAGCCAAGCTTCGGGCGCCTTCAAGACACTTCCAAGCGGCGACCTGATGGTGAGGCTAGGTGAAGGCGATCTGGCCTGCTACATCAATCGCGCCGATGTTCGCACCAAGATGGCGGCGGGACAGAGCGCCTATAACCAGCTCCCGTCGATCGGCATTTTCCTTTCATACATCCAGACGGCGACCTACCTGCTGCGGGTTCGTGCCGAATGGGATCATCACGATTCAGCGGCGATGGCGCGTCGCGGCATGGCGATCGAACAAGCCTATCGCCTAGGTATGCGTCAGGGGCATTTCCAGCTCACTCGATCCGCGCTGCTCTACGGCATGAACCCGGCCAACGGCGAGGGCCTGCTGAATACGGCAGGCGCCGTCGCGATCAACCTACCGCCGGACAGTTACGGCAACGATACCGTCATCACCTATGACAACGGCGAGATGGCGTTCTTCGTCATCAGCCAGTTGCTCGCGATGAAGACTCGCACCAACCAGCTCGGCATCGGCCGCAAATTCACGATCCTCGGATCGCAGCGCACGCTCGGCCAGTTCGAGTACAACGTCGTCCAGCTCACGCAGTATCAGCGCGCAGGCGCCGGTTCGCAGTCAACCGCTGGCGTGGTCGAGGGCGTCGGTGGCTTGAACGGTGACGAGATCATCTGGGCCTATGACGACACGCTGATCGGCAAGGGCGCCGGTGGCCTTGATGCGGTCTTGCTCGTCATGCCGGAAGTCGAGAATCCGCAGCCGACAACGAACTGGAACACCAACGAATTCGCTAACATCGCTCCGGGGCTAGACGCTTGCGTCTTGCAGCTCTGCGACATGGTCGCGCCGCGCGAACTGACCGCGCCTCTGCCCGGTGGCGCCGTCGACGTCGTGTCCGAGATGAGGATTACGAGTGGATGGGGACTCCGTGGTGAGGCAGTCCAAGTGATATCGATGCAATATAGCTGACGTTTCAGCTACTTGCTGCTATAACGAAAGCCCAGAGCAACCTTGATCTTGATGTGTGGCTTGCGCGAGAGTCGCGACGAAAAGGAAAACAACATGGCGACACCATTAAATTCAAATCTACCGGCCGTCGTGCAAGAGCTACAGACGGCGCTGGAAACAGCGCTGGGGGAGATCGAGCAGCTTAAAGCGCGCTTGGAGCATATCGAGCAGCATCTTCAGGGCGGCGGCGGTCCCGGCTTCAACATCAAGTTTTGAGTTTTTGAATATCGGCGGAGGAACGCAGCGCGGTAGCTTCACGGCTGCCGCGTTTCGTTTATAAAGGAATGATGCAGCGGACGCTAAGGACGCCGCCCGGTGGAATGCCGGGCACCACCATCAACAGGAGAAGGCACGATGGATCTATATCTTGGAAACGCTACGGGACAGCATTGGGATTTCTATTACCGGCTTCCGGAGAAAAAGAGTGCCCTGCACGAAATCATTCCCATGGGCGAGCAGATCAAAATCAGCGGCGATCTTACACCGGATGAGGTCGCGGCGATCGTTCATCAGGGCGAAAAGTACGGCCTGACGTCGGTAGACACGATCGACCAAGGGAGCACGATGTTCCGCGGGCTTTGCTATCAGGTCGGCAAGGAAATCAGCTCGTCGAAAATCGAAAAGCTTTTTCACGCCAACCAGAACGTGCTTGTGCTGCGCGGGCAGGAAATGCGCAAGGTGGCGGCGATCGTCGAGACCAACCGGATGGTGCGCGATAATCAGAAGTACGATCTTCCCAACATTCGAAAGACGGAGTTTTCGGTGCAGGATGAAGATGGCGCATGGGCAGATGGCTATCGCACCGAGATCGACACCGGGACGGCGCGGCCGTCGAAGCGGCGAAAGGGGTAGCGCGCCGTGGGCCAGTGGGCAGATGAAAAAGGCGAGGTTTGGAACATCACGGGATTTGACATGCCACAGCAGGAAATGAAGCGTCCTGAAAATAGAGGCGACGTGCAGTTGTTCACCAAGTCAGGGGAGCGCGTCACAACGATCAGGCTGCCGCCCGGCGGGCCTCCAGACGTCATCAAGTGGGGCGCGCGGCATTATGTCCTGCACAATGGCGCCTATCGAGAGGGCCTGTTTCTCGAGTCGTTCGAGGGACCGCGCTGATGGATAATGATCCGCCGTTCATCGTTCCCCCGCCGACCGTCGATGGATTCCTTCAATTCGTCTACGGTTTTATGCAGATCACTCCGGCACAGTTGCCACCAACCTCGCCGGTGGTGTTCTTTGCTTTTCACTCGGCGCGGGAAACGGTGAACGGCTTCATCAGGTGTGCTGTGCCGTTCCTTTATCATCAGGCGGTCTACAATCTGGCAGCGGATATCCTGATCAATTATGCGCCTGACATCGGTGATGCGTTCGGCAATCCGCCGCCGTTTTATGGGACCATCGGTAAGGACAGGCTGCCTGTCTTTGCGTATCTGCGAAGAAAATTCAACGTCAACGGTTTCGTCTCAGGCGTGATATCGTCCGCGAGCGATGAGGGAACAAGCGAGTCGATGGTCGTTCCTGATTCGCTCGCGCAGCTCTCGCTGTCGGATCTGCAAAACATGAAGACGCCATGGGGCCGACGCTATCTGTCGATCGCACAGAAGTGGGGACCGACTCTGTTCGGGATCACATGAGGGAAAATAGATAATGGCAAACCAACTTGTGCAGGCTGGTGCGTCGACGCCGGTCACGATCATCCCGTCAGGCAAGCCGTTGGGATTCCAGCAGATCACGGCATTGACAGTGGCGGCGGCGTTTACAGTGCCGGCGGGCGCGACCTATGCCTTGGTGATGTGCACGGGCGCAAATGTGAATTATCGCGATGACGGGACAGCGCCAACTGCGACGATCGGGATGCAGATCACGGCTGGAGCTGCGCCGATTCCCCTCGCCAATCTGGCCGCGCTGCAATTCATCCAGCAGTCGGCAACCGCTGTCCTCAACGTGTCATATTATAAATAGGGCGTGAACGGTCATGGTCGGCGTTAATTCACAGCGGGTTATTCTGCCGGCAGGATTTTCGCGAATCGTTACCCCCGGTCGCGGGCGCCAACTGCTTGAATGGCCAGCAAAGAATTCGATCGAAAAACTCGACTTCGGTATCGATTATTCGATACGGCTTGCTGTGCCACCGGCGGCGGCGGGCGACACGATCGTGACTTCGACGTGGGATCAGATCGAACCTCCGGATGAAGGTTTGGTGATAGGTAACAAGGCAATAAATAATCCGTTTGTTTCCGTCTGGTTGTCGGTCGGAGCAATCGGATCAGTGTATGCTCTGATGAACAATGCGACGACGGCGCAGGGCCGTATCTTCGTGGAAATCGTTTACCTGCGGATACGAGGCGAAGAAGATCCTGACCTTGATTTTTCGGATGCAGAAAATTCGCAGTACATACCGCTGATCGGCGGCTGACACTTTCCTTTGGGGAATTCGAGCGATGAAAAAAGCTCTCTTGGCATTGGCGATCTGGTCGCTGTCGCTCGTTGGCCTTTCCCCAGCTCTGGCTCAACAGGCCACGTTCCCTAATTATTCGTTCCTCGACGCCTACAAGATCCCGCGCCAACTGCATGGGTTCAATTGCTCGAACAGCGTCATATGCGCGGCTAACGTCATTCAGGATCAGACTGGCAACCCGATGGGTGTGTCGGCCAATCCGATCTTTGTCTCGCCCGGCGCGGGAGCTACGTTTGCAGTCACCGGCAGCATCACATGCTCGAATTGCAGCGGCACTGGCGTCTCGGCCACCTTCGCAAGCCCGATCGGAAATTTCGGCACGCCGGGCGGCTTCAAGGATGTGTCGGGTAATTTTCAGCCGCAGCTCGGCGACGTCACCAATGGAGAATGGGTAAGCATCAAGGCTTCGGTCACCCTTCCTGTCTCGGTTGCGGGCACGCCGAATGTCAATTGCGTCAGCGGTTGCAACGGATCGAATGCGTCGGTTGCGCTCACCTCGATCGCGGTGCCGGCCTCTGCCACCTATCTCGGCGCCAGCGTCGGCGGCGTCCTGACGGGATTGGTCGCGACCGCCAATGGCCTCATGGTCGACGGATCTGCGGTAACGCAACCGGTCAGCGGCACTGTCAGTCTCGGCGGCACGCTCCCGGCATTTGCGGCCACCCCGACATTCAATTGCGGCACGGGCTGCGGCGCGGCTCCGAATGCGTCCGTTGGAGCGGTGGCCACGCTGGCGCCGGGCTCGGCCACCTACGTCGGTATGTTGCAGGGCGGCAATCTTGTTCCGCTCACCGGTACCGGCGGCAACCTGAATATCCAGTGCTCGAACTGCTCGGGTTCGGGCGTGAGCACGGCGGATGGTGCGCTGTTCGCGGCCGGCGCTTCGCTGTTCGCTGGCGCGGGCGGTTTCTATCAGACGACGGTGACGGCAAATCCCCTGACGGCTGGCGATCAGGGCATGGTGCAGTTGACGGAATTCCGCGCTGTCATGATGAACCTGCGCAACGCGGCGGGAGCGGAAGTCGGCGTATCGGCGGCCCCGCTTCAGGTCTCTCTCGCCAATACCGGTTCGAACGGCTCGGCGCTGCTTGTTACCGGCGCTGGCGGCACATTCCCGGCCGCGCAGTCTGGCGCTTGGTCGATTGGGCTCGCTGCGGGCACCAACGCGATCGGCTCGATCACCAATACCGGGTTTGGCATCACGGGCACGCTGCCTGCGTTTGCTGCGACGCCAACCGTCAATCTGGGGACCATCGCGGGGGTCGCGACACAGACCACGCTGGCGGCGATCCAGACGGCGCTGGGCACGCCGTTCCAAGCCGGTGGCAGCATCGCCAATACGGCCTTTGGCATCTTGGGGACGCTCCCTGCCTTCGCGGCAACGCCTACGGTCAACCTTGGCACCTTGGGGGGAGCCGGCACGGCGGCCAATCAGGCGACTATCATAGCAGCGCTTGGAACGCCATTTCAGGCCGGCGGTTCGATCGGCAACAGCTCGTTCGCTGTGACGCAGGCCACGGCGGCGGCCCTCAATGCGACCGTCGTCGGAACGGGTACCTTTGGCGTCCAGCTCACCGGCGCCACGAACAACATCAACAACATCACAGGAACTATCAGCCTTCCCACGGGCGCGGCCACGGCCACCTTGCAAACCAGCGGCGCGGCAAAAACCCAGATCGTCGACGGCTCCGGGAACGTCATAGCCTCGACCACGAATGCCCTGAATGTCGCTTGTATCTCTGGATGCACCGGCGGCGGCGGCGGCGGGGAGGCGGTCTTTGGTCCCACGGCAGTGGGCGTTGCGAACGCCAATCCCCCGGTCGTGTTCGGCGGTACAGTCACGGGCGCGGCTGGTCAGAACGTCGTCGGGGCGGCAATCAAGCTCGGGAGCACGCCGCCGTTGGCTACCGACACGGCGATCGTCGTATCGATCTCGCCGAATAGCGTCAATCCAAACGGCCAAGTCACGATGGCCAATAGCGTCTCGGTTGCGATCGCCAGCAACCAGAGCGCCATTCCAGTCACGCAATCTGGCACGTGGAGCGATCGGATCGTCGGCAATGCCGGCGCGCTGCTCGATTTCGCTGGCCAGAACGCGACGGGCACATTCAGCTCAGTTCTAGTCGGTGGCCAGTTCAACACGACGCCGGCCACGATCACGTCCGGGAACTTCTCGCCGTTCCAGATGGATGCCGCGGGCAACCTGCTAGTCAACGTCAAGGTGGGCGGTGGGGGCGGTGCTGTCACGATGGTGTCCGGTGCGGTGGCGAGCGGCGCCTATGCGTCGGGCTCGATCGCTTCGGGCGCCTATGCGTCGGGCGCGTTCGCGTCCGGTGCGTTCGCAGCGGGCTCGCTCGCCAACGGCGCCAACGTCGTCGAGGGAACGATCACCTCGGCGCATACCTGCTCGGTTGCAGGGAATACCATCATCGGCTGTCTCGGCCAGCTTGACGACGATATCAAGGGGCCGATCCCGCAGGTTACGGGTCCGCTCAATGCGGCGACGGCGGCGTCGACCAGCGCGCTCACGGTCGGCGGTCAGTATCTTTCGGCGCAGCCGACAATGACGAACACGCAACAGGCTGCGCTGCTATTCAGTTCGCGCGGTGAATTGCTGGTTGCGGCGGGTGTCTCCGGTCTTGCCGTGACGCTGACGTCGACCACGATCACAGGCACGGTTGCAGCCACGCAATCGGGCACGTGGACGGCTGGTCTCACGCAAGGCGGCTCGGCCTTGTCAGCGACCAACGGCATCTTCTCCAACCTCCTGCAAGGCAACGCGGTCCTGAGTGCCACGAACGGTCTCTTTGCCAACCTGATGGTCGGCAACGCCGCGGTGGCCACCGGTACCGGAGCGCAGGGAGCCACAGTTCCTCGAGTCACCGTTGCCACCGATACCGCGACGCTGGCGGGCTCGGCGCCCAGCGTTGTGGTGCAGACCAACAATGCCCAGACGGCTGGAACGGCTACGGCAACCGGCCAAGGTCAGACCGGAACTGGCGTGGGGCGCCAGACTTTGTCGCAGGACAGCCTGTCTGCGCCGATCAGCATCTCGACGGCGACTACAACCCAGATCGTCGCGCTGTCGGGCTCGACGTCGATCTATGTCACGTCGGAAGATTTCATGGCCGCGGGTGTGGACACGTTCCAATGGATTTACGGAACTGGAACGGCTTGCGCTACAGGGCAGGGCACACTTAGCGGGGCATATTCTCTGAGCACGTCCAATCCGGGTCTTACGAAAGGCGGCGGTGTGGGGACGATCTTGAAGGTGCCGTCAGGAAACGCGCTGTGCGCCATTACAACGGCAGCGGTGGCTGTCGCCGGTTCGATCAGCTACATGCAATTCTGAGGAGTGGATACGTGAAGAAGCGCATTATCATTCTCGTTCTCATCGCGATCGCGTCGTGCTCGGTTCGCGGCGATCAGTCGCGCGCGGCAAGCATCATGCTGCTCGGCGCCGGCAGTGGTGGCGGGAACTCGTGCTCGAACGATCTGGATTTTTCGCAAGCCTGCAACAGTCAATATTTCTCTCTCATCTTCCGGTAAGGAGCGATCACTATGATCAAGCGTCTCGCAGCACCACTAACAGCAGTCGTGCTTTGGCTGATCGCGTTCGCCGCGCCAGCGCTGGCGGCGTGCACCAATCCGATCTCGATCAACAACAACGTGCCGTCCTCGGTCGGTATGAGCACGCAAACCGGAGATGACGGAAACTGCGCGCCGAATGCAGGGCCGCACAAATGGTATCTCGGCTCGTCGAACAATGGTCTTTACTCGGCGCTGCTGACGCTGGAATCGATAGAATTGAACGCGCTAGCCAATGGTGCGGTTGCCGTCAGTTCGGTTGGTGGCACCTCTGGACTGTTCAACAATTCAAACACAGGCGGCGCACAACTCGGTGAAATCTTCTTCACCTCTGGCGCCACCGCGACGTGCACGGCGGGCGGCAACATCTCGATCTGGTTTCTTCAAACCGGAGACGGAACAACGTTCGAGACTGCCACAGCAGCGCAAATGGTCCGCTCTCCAGATGCTATAATTTTTCTTCCCACTGCTGCGATCAGCACCAACACCTATAAAGCGCCGGGGCCGATTAACGTTCCTGCACTTCAGTTCAAGGTGATGACCCAAAATAACTGTGGCGCTGCGCTGGGCGGGACCGGAAATTTGATAAAGTTAGCTCCGATTGCAGGACAAAACTAAATGCTGTCGCGCCGTCGTCTTATCCAAGTTGCTGCCCCAGCCCTCCTGTTGCCGTCGCGCAAACTGTTTGCAGCTCAAAGGCCGCCGTTTGCGTTTCCGGCTGGGGTGGCTCCGGGGATGAATCAGAGTCATCCTGTTTCTGGACAGCCGTGGATATCGGCGGTGGCCAATTTAGGCGGGAATTTCACAAACCTTCTAGGTGGCAAACCGGGAACGATCATTGGTGCTCCGACTGGATTTCTAGACCCGGTGATCGGTCCAAGCGTCAAGTTCAACGGCGCCAGCACGGATCAGATCGAGTTTTCCGGTTTCTCGGCAAGGAATCCGATCGGTGGTTTTACGTATGGTTGCATTTTCGTCATGGACAGCATCCCAACAGTCACGGCTGCTCTCCACAGCACGGCAAATGCAAATACGAGCAACTCTTTGCTTGTAAGTACTGCTCCTGTTTTATTTCCGGAAACCGCCGGAGCGTTTCCGACTGCTGGCTATGCGCTTGCGGTTGGGGTGCCTTACTTTGCGGCCTTCAGTAACTATGCCAACGGTGCAAATTCAATTGACGGAATCATTCGCAATCTGGCGACGGGAAAAGTAGTGGCCACACAGGCTGCATTGGCCAGCGTCGGAGCCTCGGCAGGTGACGGCACCTTCAACATAGGCAACCACACTGCGGCAGTGGCAGCGTTTCCGGGTCACATCGCTGCGTATATGTATAGTTTTAATTTTGGCAACATGCTGTCGTTCAACACTCTGTTGAAGTGGTCCGAAAATCCGTGGGCATACTGGTATCCAGGAACTTAATAAAAAATGTTCAAAAGATTTTTATCAGCTCTGGCTGGTGTGGTAGTCGCACTGGCGACGACGACTTCCTTTGCGATGCCGGTCAATCCGCAGCGCAATAATCTTCTGGCCTACTCGATTCAGATCCAGCATCTAATCATTGAGCAGAAGGCTTCGTTGTCGGGAGCCGTTAAATTTTTCGGCCAAGGTGAGTCTCGCTTTCTGCCGGTCGGCTATCGTCATGGTTCAGCGCCCTTATCGCCACCCGCCGGCATTTCCCAAGTAATGCTCAGTGTCGGCGCGGATCTTACGCCGATCACTTACACAAATGCCCTGAGGGGAAACCAAGCAACAAACAACAATACTTCCATCGACGTCGATGGTAGCCAATATCCGATTACGACGCTGACGCAGCAGATTGGTTCGCAGACTAATGGTCTGTGGTTAAACTCAACCTATACGCTGTCGTGCGCCGCGACACGTCCGTTCATGTCGATAGTTTTCGGCAATACGACCACGCCGACATTTGTGGTGTCGTCTTTCACGGGTGGAATGACGCTCAGCGGTTCCGGCACACCGGGCACGTTCACCAGCAGCAACCAGAATTTCAAGTGCAACGGCAGCACGGCTGGCACGGCAGTGTTTCAATGCACGTCGCAGTGCTTCGGTCTCTCCATTCTTTATCCGACGGGTTATGCTTTTGCGCCGGGCAGCGGCGAGTGGATACTTTGTCGGAGCACCAATAACGGCGGCGCGCCGAACGATGATTGCTCCCAATACGCGCTTGCGATGTCAACCAGCGGGGCTTCCGGCTCGTTCTTCGTTCCTGAATTTGTAGCAGCCATAAAGGGAGCTGGCTTCGGCTGGCTCCGAAATATGGGATCAAGCGCTTCCGACACTACCAAGATGACGACGTTTGGTTATCGTGCTCAGATCACCGACCTCCATCTCACATTCACCAGCCGTAATGTGCCGAGCGCTCGTTCCGGAGGAGCGGGCAATACTACGCCGACGTGTCCGCTCACGGCTGGCTCGTCAGGACAGGCGCCATATATTTTTACCTGCGCGCCTTCTGACGACATGAACAACAGCGCCAACGACCAGAGCCTAGGGGCATGGGCTGATGGCGACACCGTGATGGGAAATCCCGGCACAGGACCGACGCCGGGATGGACTCTAGTCAACGCGGTCGGAGACAGCACGACCAACTGCGGCGGCGGTCCGTGCGTTTCGGCGTCGATCGCGCACAGCCAGATGACGACGGCCAGCATTTCTGGTACGACGATGACCGTCAGCGCCTTCAACAGCTACGGGGGCGGCAGCGCCTCCGTACTGCTCGGAGACACGGTCTTTTCTATCTCCGGAACGTCGGTTGCGGCCAACACCACGATTGTCGGAAACTCCACGACCAATTCATCTGCTTGTGCGCCTGCTTGCACGGGGGCCGGTGGCACAGGAACTTATGCTGTCAGCGTTTCGCAGACTGTTGCGGCGCAGGCGCTTTACGCGGGCAACGTGTCCGCCGCCATTGTCGGAAATGTGCTCTATGTCAATGGATTGACGAGCGGCACCACCGAGGCTGGTGGCGTCCAGACAATAACTAACATCTCAAGTGATGGCTACCACGTCACCTTCAACACAGCGTTTGTCCATGCCTGTTCCGGTTGCCTAGGCTACATAAGTCCATTTGCAATCGTTGTTTCCACGAAGGCCGGCGGCGCTCAAGCGTTCATCTTGAACTGCGAAGGACAGGGCTACAACGACAACTGTGGTGGAATAAATTCCAACCAGCTCGGCACCGGCTACTCCACGTTTGCTTACGATGCCATTTTAGGCGGGGTCATCGAACAGGGCGGCGGCGTCTCGCCGGGCATGGCGCCGTATGAGTATTTCATCAATCTTGCCAATCAGACCGACGCGAACTTCTGGCTGAATCTTCCGATAACGGCCACCAACACTTACAAGACCAGAACGGCCTCCCTTATTCTTAGTTTGATGAAAGCGCCGCTCAAGGTGCTTACTGAAGATGGCAATGAGGTCTGGAATCCGGCGTATCAACCATGGCGGCTGGCGATCCAGCGTGAGAACTGGCTCAATATAACCAACGGCTCTCCGCTCGATTATACGCACTACATGGCGGTGCTGGCTTCGGACACAGCGCTTGCATTTTCGTCCGTATTTAGTGGCTCAAATCGCTCTCGTTACGAAGCCGCCATGATGGGGCAATTCTGCTGCGCCCTTTCTTCCAGCGATTATATCTTGGCTCTGGGCGGGTCACTTCTAAGCACAGCAACGAACGCTCCACTTTGCGTACATTTTGGCGGAACGTTTACCAGCGGGTGTTCAGTAGCAGGACGAAATGTTTATCCTAACCGCCCCATCGACGACATCAACACGATCGGAGGTGCGCCATATGTTGGCGGCAACAACATCACGAACGGGTCGGACGTCGGAGGCTCTGGATTCGGGCTAGCATCAGCTTGGTTTTTCCAACCTGTCGTGAACGACTGGATCAACGGCAGCGAAGCCGCCGCCATATCGCTCATCGACCAAGACCTGAGGGGGACTTATCCGCGCAGAGCACCCCAAGCACTTACTTGCAGCGGCACCACGTTCACGACGGGGACAGGCGCATCGTCATACGAGCCGGGAGGGAATGGCAACTTCTTCCTGTTCACATCGCCCGGTGGAACGCTTCCAAGTGGTTTAGCAGGAAACCAAGTCTATACGACGGACACCATCACCGGCACAGCCAGCTTCACGGGGACTGGCAGCGGAACCAACCTCACCGTAACCGGCGTCACGGGCACCATTGCGATAGGTGCTGCGGTTGCTGGCACAGGCGTTCCGTCCACCATCACCACCACGATCGTCAGCCAGACCTCGGGCACGACCGGTGGGGCCGGTCTCTACGTCACAAGTGCAGCCACAACATCCGCGGGGGCGGCGCTGACCACTTCGCCGTGGAACTTCACCATGAAAGGGTTCACTGCCGGAATCCAAAACGGCAGCGATGTAAATTGCGGCACGCCCGGCACCGGTACGTTGTCGCTAAACTCTCTGATATACACATCGACGCCATTTACTTTTACGCAAGGCAACAATTCCACGGTCCAGACTAATCTTCAGCTCTGGCAAACTCTTGCCTGTAGCTACAGCAGCTCCACTCAACAGAGTTGCGGGACGGCAGCCAATCCTCGACCTTCTGGGATGGGTCCGGTTTTGATGCGGTGGTACGAAGGCGACATTGAAGTTAATCCTTATGCGGCAGCTACCTTCGCTGCGGCGGTGCCTCCGATCCAGATCGGCACTACGGTTGGAATTACCGGGTCGACTCACACAAACACCGTCGTCGACAGTCTCTCGACTGCTCTTGGCTATTACACAGGGATGACGGTTGCCGCGGGCGATATTTCGGGGCTGACGGTTTCGTCGATCAACAGCGGATGCCCTACAACATGCACCGGCAACTATGTGATTCTATCTGGCAATGCCACGGGAACGAACGCGGGAGAAGGCATCACGTTCTCTGATCCGTCGAGTACAGGAGCGGCCAACGCTTTCAATGACGCAGTTTTTACCGGGTATAAGAATGATCCGTCATTCGCCGTGACATGGGAGTATTACTACAAGGGATTCATGGGGACCGACATCAATCAAGTCACCTTTGGTTTGATGCCTAATTCGGGGTCTCCTTCGTCTTTGAATTTTCTTCTCTCGCAACAATGGGGGTTTAGTTCGTGTACTAGTCTGTTCTGCAACCCGCTCACTTCGCCGTTCTGGCAAAATTATAATGGCACGTCGAGTTTCAACAGCGGTCACTGATGGAAGCGAGATAAATGCCCGTACTTCATCTCGGAGTCATTGACGATCTGCCTTATGACCAGAAGGGCACGGTGACGACCGGCGACGTCGCAGGCTGGCTTGAGGACAAATATCATATCCTCGAAGTCTATTCGCAGGTTCACGGGCCGGACATGGCGACGGCGATGGAGGAAGGCGCGCGCGGAGCGCTCGAAAGTCTGCTGATGGGGGCCCCGGCAACCATCGATGTGTTCGCGGGCGGCGCCTCGAAGATCGAAGAAGGCATGAAGGAATTCATCACAAACGGAGAAATGGACAGCCTTGGCTATCCCGGCGTGCCGACGCAGGCAGCGATCGACCGTGCCTTGGGGAAGAAGCGGAGCGGGCGGAAGAAGAAGCGCGGACGTCGATCTAACTCGCGTCCGGTGTCGTTTGTTGATACAGAATCGTACGAATCATCACTTCGAGCATGGGTCACGTAAATTGCCGGGAATTGACGAAGCCTCTGGCGCAGACACTCCGCTAGGAAGCGACCTTGCCGAAGGCGTCAAGGCGATCGCGATCCAGCAAGAGATCAAGTTTACGCACTACGCAGAAGCGATCCTGCCGCTAGATAATTATCGCTTCTGGGTGAGGATTCGACCGCTCAAGACGATGAAGGTGATGGGCTCGCTGCATTATGCCACCGAGATCCATCAGGACGTCGAGGAGACATTCGCGCTCAATCGCGTGGTATTCACGTCACTGAGCGAAGTCACGCCGCTGAATGCGGTCGATCCAAAGACGATGTGGATCGGCGAATTCGATGGCCTGATGTTCGGTTTCTCAGGTCGTGGAAAATACTTCAAGCAATCGGGCCTGCATCACTATTATGGCGCTGCGATCTATCCGGACATGCGGACTCAGGTCGTCAATTCGGCCAGCCATCTCGCCACCGACGAGGTCATTGCGTCGAACAGCCTTCCGCTCTGGCTGGCGATGAACGCCTATCAGCCGCCGGTGCCGGGCGTTCGCTGGGCGCTTCCGGTGACCTTGTATCCGGCCTACCTCCTGCCGCTCGACATGAGCCCTCCATTCGCTTCTGTGGATATCTTGCAGGGAAGCCCGATCGCTTTGCAGTCCACGGCCTATATCGGCAAAGATGGAACGCATTTCCAGCTTGTATCCGATCGGGTCAAAATCACGATGTTCGGGCTGCGCAATGCCGAAGCGCTGAC